CACCTTCCTTAGCAACAACAACAAATTTTTTAGTCGGGTGACTTGGTGTTCGCTTTGGTTTGTTGTACCCGCTTACGCCCGCCCGTGCTAGTTTTGGGTCTTTCGACTTTGGCATTACTGAGTTCCTCCACCTTGGCTTCCAGTTGGTCCAAACGCTGGAATGTTCCTTTGAAGTGGTTGTTCACTTGGTCCAGCAGGGACTGCATTTCTTTCTGCGTTATTAGCATTTGTTTTACCTTCTATTTGCTTTTCCTTGAGGAGAGTCTCAGCGACACGCATACGTCGTTCAAACTCTTTATCTTCTTGATCACCTTCTTTAAGGTTTCGGGTGATAGCATTAATCTTATCAATTTCAAGTTCCTGCGGTACAGCCATAGCTTCAGCAGCCAACTTAGTAGCACGAGCTTGTGACTCCTGAGCCTGAGCAGACAGTGCTGCTGTTTGTGACTGCTGGAACTGTAGCTGTGCTTGTTGTACTGCTTGAGCAGCTTGTTGTGCTTGAGGGTTAGGCTGCATAGCTTTTTGCATAGCCGCAATAAGTTCTTCACGGTTAGACAAGTTCATGTTGTCAATAATGCTTTGGATCAGTGTGTTATACAACGGTGATTGTCGATCCATAGTCTGCAACAACTGTACTAGCTGAGTGACTTCATATTCACGAGCAATAATACCAAGAGTACTGCTTGCGTTAAACTTGTAGTCAGCTACAGGGTACGACTCAGGATCAAACTGCATGTAACGATAAGCAGCTTTCTTAACAAATGGAATCAAGAAAGACTGTTGGAAATTAATCAGTGTACGCTTGTGACGTTTAATAATAGCGCCAAGAGACATACTGATACCAGCGGCAGTACTCTCGCCATTAACCTGACCTGCGATTCCTGCTGAGTCCACGGCTCCTGTTGCTTGCTGTACCATCTGCTGCAAGGCTCCGGCCTGAGCAAAAGTGATTTGACTGACTTGACCAAAGTTAAAGGGTTGAAGTACTTCACGAGGATCTCCGTTGGTTAAAATCATCTTACCGGGGCGTACTTCTGGCTTGGCACCTCTAGGCATACGAGTAGCGTCTAGCGCCATCATAGGATGAATAGTTAAGCTTAGTGCATCAATACGAGCGCGTAGTTCAGTGTCAAGTGCTTTTTGACTGTTGTATCCTTTTTCACATACACCACGACCCCAGAAGCGACCGGGTACTACGTCCCAAGGAAACGCCACTACAGGACGATCTTGCATCATGTAAGGGTTAGCCTCAGCCTTAAGCAGTATACCGCCGTTAGCGATCACTACAACGGCTTCTACGTACATGCTCTTATTATCTTCTAGGTCTACGTCTTTTAGTAGTTCTCTTGGTACTAGTCCATAATATTTAGTAAGACGAACCTTATCATCGTTGTAAATAGTTAAGTCTTGATCAGGTTCCAAGTCAGTATCAGGAGCGGCAGAACCAACATATACGTCATTATATACTCCTTGTTCTTGTAGTAATTCTACTTGATGTCGGCTAACAAACTCATCTATAGCAACACCCATAGCATCATCAACAGAAGTAGCAACAGGATCAATTAGGAAGTTCTGAGGTAGTACAGGCTTAAGCTTTACTTTTACTCGTTCGGTGATGTTTACTCCTACTGCTTGTAAGTCTCCACCCATAACAGGTTGAGTAGCAGGAGCCATTTCTTTTTCTTCTTCTATTACAATTTCACCAACGCCTGTACCAAATACAGCAGCGTTAATAAGACATTCAGCAACAGCCTTACGTACCATTGTGTTTTCAAAGTCTTCCGTAAGCTTGTTACGTAAAAACAATACGTCCTGCTTGTCAGTGTCACCCATGTTGTCACTAACATCAAACCACTTGCCACGACCAAAGGTGGCTTCTTCTAGTTCCGCTACATTAGACTCAACTGCCTGTTGAAGTGCAGGAGAAATAATACGGGAACGCTCAGACCTACGCTCACTGTCAGCAGGGTCCCAAATACCACGCCATAATCTATAGTATTCGTCAAACTTTTCTTCATAGTTACTTTCGTAATAATCCCTCCAATCTTCACATTTAGTCATTACCCATTCTTCAATAGACTCTTGAATCATTAATGGGTCTTGTTCGTATAAATCACTCATATCAGTATCCTGCTACAATATCTAAAATTTCAGGCTCATCAAAATCTAGGTCAGCAATACCATAAGGAACGTTAGCTAACTGATCAATATATGCTAGTGCATCAACTAAATCATCATGAGTTAAAGGGTCAGGAAACTGAAACAGTTGATCTAAGAATCGGCTATTCCATTCACCTTTGTTAAGTGTAATAAATCCGTTTTCAAATCGTCCTTGTAATGCCCACATAACACGATCTGTTTTCTTTTTGTTACCGTGTGTAAGCTCTTCAACGCGAAAGAACATACCGTAACGCTTTTGCATATCCAGTAAAGGAGACATTACAGCCTGTTTAGCAATACCTCTTTCGATTCCAACCGACAAGGGACGGTAATCTCTAACGGCCTGAAATATCTTAGCTGCTGTTTCGTCAAGTGTCCATCGACCGTATATGATATTGTCAACATACCAACCATGCTCACTGACCTTAACCACGGCAATCGCTGTCTCGTCAAGCTTAGAACTTTTCGTCTTCTTTTTGTTGACTTCTTCAAAGCCCGCCAAGTCAACGGCAATGTAATAATCTCCTACTTCAGGTTCTTCGTCGTCAAAAGAGACCCAGTCCTCTTTAAACATTTCCGACCCACGAGCTTCAAACGACGCCATAAATTCTTGACGGAACGCATAACTGGACATACTGCGTTTAGCAATATCAATTTCTGACGGGTCCAATAAAGGGTTATCGTAAGATGTAAAATGCCAAGCTTTGTACGTAGGGTCATCATCTAGTTCCGCATATTTGTAAAGTTCGTAGAAGTGGTTCCTTCCCATAGGTGTGCCTATGAACATTGCACATCCTTTTTGGTCAGCCAAGGCAGGTCTCAGGATCTGTTCAAATACCTCTGGCTTCATGTCAGCGTACTCGTCCATCACTAGAAACTTGAGGCTGACACCTCGCATTGTCTCTGGCCTATCGGCACCTTTGAGACTGATGGTAGCACCGTTGACAAGCTTAATTTGCAGATTATTAATGTGACTACCACTAATGACAGGGTTCCCAAGTTCCAGCAAGGTTTGCCACATGATGTCTCTGGCTTGTCCCTGAGTAGGTGCGACGTAAAATACATGGCCTCTGTCTGCCTGTAGTGCGTTAACAATTAACATCCATGCTGCTAACCTAGACTTGCCTGTTCGTCGCCCAGCAGCTACTATTTTAAATCTTGTTTCGTCTGCCCAGACATCTTGCTGCCAAGGCAGTAGTTCTATATTAAGATCCATTGAAGTTATTAAACACCGCTGGTGCTTCTAACAGATCAAACGTAACAACTACTTCGATGTTACCTGCACTGCCTGCTGATGCTCTAATGATGTCTCCCGGTTGTAGTACAAACACCGCATTACCGTCAAGCAACAAGTTTTCTTTTGACGATATGTTAGTGCCATTATAAATGTACACGTCTGGAGTATTAGGGTCGGGTTTTTTTATAAACAACGTAATGTCATTAGTAGAGTTATGTAGGTTAGCTACAAACGCCATGTTCCAGTGTGCAACGTAACCGTTAGGAATAGTTACAACTGTTTGCGTACTGGTGTCTGTCAGGTTCTTGTTCTTTGTATATAACATTAGTAGGTCCACATAACTGGTGTTGTGCCACGGGTGTCAACATGGATAAAGTCAGAAGCAACACCAATACCTGTAAATCCTAGCTTAAGAGCAGAGTTGACAAGCTTAAGGCGATCAGCAGCGTTTGTTATTTTTATGTCCGCTGCGATCCCTTGGGCATGTGTACCGGGTACTTCTTTTTTTCTTTCTATAGGGTGCATCGTAGGATGCCGATACCCACTTGTTATAACAAAAGGGAAACCACAGTACGCTCGCAACTCGTCAAGCTTTTCTAGGAAGTCCATCTCCATGTTATTGGTGCCAGATACCTGACAGTCAAACTCTTCGCGTGTAAAATGCTTAAGACTCATCAACAACTTCGCCTTCTATTACCGTAGGTTCAGGAATATCTACCGCACCAACACCACTAATGTTAATCTGAATGGCATTACGTCCACCATCTTTAACAATATCCTTCTCAAATGCTGCAACGGGCAGTATTCGATCCATAACAAGTTTCCATGCTGCTGCTTGATTCTTATGATCATGGTCAAGAGCTGCGTCAAAGATAGTATCAAGCACTTTTCTTGACTTTGGAGACGCTAACATCCTTGCTTTGTATTCGTTAATGACGGCAGCGTCACCCTTTGGGCGACCAACAGCGTTGCGGTTACCTTTTTTTACTGTTGTAACGTCACTTTTACGCGGTCTTCCACGCTTTCGGCGAGGAGGATTATCAACATCTGACATACATACCTCTTTAAAGACTCTTTAAAGTCTCGTTACCGTTCTTATATGACATACATTTAATAATTATCATATAAAATTTATCTTATCCAGCGCGGTAAAGAATCTTTAAAGACATAATATACTATTTATTGTACCATATTTTTAATGATTTGTCAAGCATTATTTTTAACAAAACTACATTGTCCTTTAAACTGTACCAGCACGGTCCAGATTCTGAACTGCTTATGTTATTGATTTATATATTGTTTCTTGTTAGATAACTAGGGGTTATTTTAAGGTTCAATTTTGCTCTTTTTTGTGTCTAGGTGGGTACAATAAACTAAACACAACTACAACTACCTCCCCCGGTGTTCTTCTTAGTCTCTAAATTAAACTTTATTGCTGTTATTCTCTGCAGACACAGCGCAGAACCTACTCAGTACCAAAACAGAACTCACAAGGTGAGGTGTGAGAGTCTAGGAGGGTCCTCA